GTGGGCTCGGAGATGTGTATAAGAGACAGGTATTGACACAAATCATCTCCGTGGAGCTCTTGATGATGACGAAATCACAAACCTCCGCAATTCGGAGGTTTGGAATCAGCCAGGTCGTGCGCCTCTCATCGTCTCTGAGCCAGGCCTGTACAAGCTCATCATGCGCTCGCGGAAGCCGGAGGCGAAGGAGTTCCAGCGTTGGGTGACTCACGAGGTGCTGCCGCAGATCCGCAAAACCGGCGGCTACATCCCGACGTCCGAGTCGGATTCGGATGAGGACATCATGGCTAGGGCCGTGCTCGTCGCGCAGAAGACCATCGAGCGCAAGAACCAGCAGCTTCAAGCCAAGGACACACATCAAGATGTTGGAGCCGAAGGCCCGGTTCGCGGACGCCGTGGCCGCGTCAGACGGCACGTGCCTGGTCGGCGAGCTCGCGAAGATGCTCCGGCAGAACGGGATGGACATCGGCCAGAACAGACTGTTCCGTCTTCTTCAGGCTGACGGGTATCTCGGCAAGTCCGGTTCGAATCGCAACGTGCCGACACAGCGTGCGATGGACCTCGGCCTGTTCCGCATCAAGGAGACCACCGTCACCCATGCGGACGGGCACACCACGGTCAGCCGCACTCCGAAGGTCACGGGCAAGGGGCAGCGCTATTTCATCGACCGGTACTGGGGTCGCGCTCAGCCGTCGTTGGAAGCGGGTGCGTGATGAGCGTCAGTCAATTCGCGTGCCTATCGGGTCAGCTGCTGTGCGTGGTCGTGTTGCTTTGCGCGATTCTCTTGAAACTTCTGACCGTGGTCAAGGTGCTTCATGACATTCTCTGTGCGATTCGTTCAGCCCAGACGCAGATCGAACTTAGTCCCCTTGCGAGAAATCGTGGGGAATTTTGGACAAGGGCCAGGTCTTTGTTTTCCCGTGGCCGATGAACGGCTGCTGCCGCCAGGTGATCGTCACCGAAGCGCCTTCGGGAGGTGTGTAATGCAGGTACTTATGGCCATTTTCCTCGATCTCCGATTCCTTCACCTTGATTCGCGCGTACACGCAGCCGCCAGTGGCGACAAGAGAGTTGAAGCCTTTCCGCCGTGATCCATAAGGGGTTTCGGGACTGTGGGTGGCCGTTGCATGCACGTCGGTGGCGGCTCCGTTGCCCACATTGACGATCTTGACCAGAAGGCACGGAGGATTTCCGTATCCGCATTCGACCACATAGGGCTGCCACTTCGGCCTACTTCGATATGCGAAGTTCCAAGCCATAGCTCCTCCGGTAAACAACGCGGTCAAGCCTTCCAAACCATAACTGATCCAATCCATAGTTCTTCTCCTAACTGTTCGGCCCGCACGTCGCAAATGCGGGATGACACCGATTTTAGGAGAGGGCCGGGCGGTCCTCCTAACGCCGCCCGGCATCACACACGCAAAGGAGGCGCGTGATGGTCTTGCAGAACGAGCTCAAGGATGCGAGCCGTATCCCGTTGAAGGACAGGCTCGCATGGACCATCCCGCAGGCCGCAAGCCTGTACGGGATCGACTACGACGGCCTCCGACAGGCTGTCAACCAGGGCGACATAGACACGTTTCGTCCGCCAAGCAAACGAGGAACGCCTTCCCGCCGCCACATCAGACGCGAGGAAATGGACCGATACGTCAAATCGTTGGAGGAGTAAGCATGAACGACATTCGCAAGGAGCTGTGATGACACTCAGGAGAATCGACGCGGAAACGCCGCTGACGCCACCCGCACCGCCGAAGGACACGGTAATCATGTTCGGCTTGACCGGCTACGCGATTCGCGTCACGGGCAAGGGCGCCAGCCTCATGGAGCTCGACGTCGACGGAAGCCACGAGCTGGCGAGCATCGGAAAAGACCAGGCAAGGACATTCATTCAAAGCATCGGAGGCGCAAGATGACCGACAACGACTATCGCATCGAGGACGGGTCCGAAAAGGGGCGGCCGAACTACACGCTGCGTCGTGTGAAGTTCACGGCCGCCGTGGTCGGCCTGGTCGTGAGCGTGACGCTCATGCTCACCTGGCATGGCGGCGGCCTGACGGGCGCGCTTGTGGTTGAGGGCGTGTATCTGGCCACGGCCCTGTGGCTGACGGTCAGGTTCGCTCCACGCGATGACGTGGATGGCGACGTCTGATCGTATCCGCCGGCGTACAAGGACGCGGACGGATGGCGGAGGCGTGTGTCCTTTCATCTCGCATTGCATTTCACGCATTCACTCTCACGTCTTCCGCCGTCACGCCGTCCGCTGCGGGTTCGAATCCCGCCGCCGGCGCTTGGCCGGACCGTCAACGCCGCCCGCATCCCCGCTTCGTTCAGCTTTCTTGGGGGGTGGGAACGATGGGCGTGCTCCAGTGCTGTCATGGCGCCCAGCGGTCCGGCTCATATCAATCAATCTCATATCAATCAAGGTCAAGGGAGGAACCGATGAAGGAGATTCTGCCGCATTGGCATTTCAGTCCGAACGCTCCGGTCAAGGACGTCGACGAGAAGCGGATGACGCGTGGCGACAGGGCCGTGGCGAAGGCGTGCCGTCGTGCGATGGAGGGCGAGGCGTGGAAGGAGCTGGTGATCCTCGAATCGTTGGGCGTGCGTTTCAACGGACTGGTGGGCCGGTTCGTGTCCGAGGTGGCGTCTCCGGTGTTGGAGGTGATGCCTGGTGACGCTTTCCATCAGGGAGCGGCCGCGCAGTTGACGCACATGGTGAAGACCAGGGATGGTGGCGAGACCATCCGCATCATCAAGACTCTCGCCGTGAAAGGTAGGTTCTAATGGCTGGTGAGACGATTATCGCGGTGGTGGGCAATCTGACCGCGGATCCGGAGATTCGTACCACTGGTAGCGGCGCAGCCGTTGCCAGCTTCACGATTGCCTCAACCCCGCGCACCTGGAACCGTAACACGAACCAGTTCGAAGACGGTCAGGCTTTGTTCATGCGCTGCTCCGCGTGGCGCGACATGGCCGAACATTGCGCGCAAAGCCTGGCAAAGGGCATGCGTGTGATCGCCCAGGGCAGGCTGACGCAGCATTCATGGGAGGACGAGCAGCATCAGCGCCGAACTTCCATGGAATTGCAGGTGGACGAGATCGGGCCGAGCTTGCGCTATGCGACCGCGCAGGTAGCCAAGGCGCAGCGTGGCACGGCTGGAGCGTATGGCAATCCGTCCTCCGCTCCGGCGGGCTATACGGGCGGGGCCACCGCTGCCGGCGCCTCGCTTCCGCCGTCCGACCCGTGGGGTCAGCCACAGGACAAATCGGCATCGTTCGGTGATTTCGGCAAGCCGGAATCCGAACCGGATTTCTAAGGACAAATCATGAGCATGGAGAATGTTCGGAAACTGCTGTATCACGAGTACGGGCTTGACCCTTATGAGCTTCGTCTTCTGATGATGGTGGCCGACTGGACCGGCGATGACGGCAAGGGCTTTGCGAAGAGCGCGAAAACCATCGCATCGCAGCTGCATATGTCGGAACGCACCGTGCACAACAAGCTCCGGTCCCTGCGCGAGAAGGGTTTCCTGAGATACGGCAACCAGCACATCGTCGACGATATCGCGCCAAACCGCCGACCGAAGGTGTATGACATGCACCTGCCAAAAAACAGAGGTGAACGAAATGCACCCCAAGAAATCAAACCAAAAAACAGGGGTGAACGAAATGCACCCCAAAAAACAGGCATGAATCAGGGGTGCAACTGGCATGAATCTGGCATGAATCAGGGGTGCACACAGCGTGCAGACAATACTACTAAATCTATAGAAACAATAAAGACTATAGAGAGAGACCCGCGCGCGAAAACAACAACACCCATCCCAACCGACTGGAAACCAACCGAGGAACACAGGGCGCTCGCCGACCGGCTCGGCATCGACTGCGACATCGAAGCCGACAAATTCCGCGACAGGGCCCTCGACTCGGCAGCCCGCTCGGCCGACTGGAACGCGAAATACCGCAACTGGCTCGTCAAAGGCAAGGAACGCGGATTCGCCACACCAAAAGATTCCAACGCTCGCCGACGGTTCACGTGGGGCAGCGAAGAGGTCAAACGCGTACTCGGCCCGATAGCCTGCGAAGGCACGGACACGTACATGGAGCTCGCATGCAAGGTCGCGAACCTGCTCAACCAGGGCTTGGACCCGGACATGCTGCGCTGTCAGCTCGCGAACGTGCCCGGCGACGTATTGGCCGAACAACTGTTCGAACAGGAGGCGGCGGCATGAACGCCATGACCATCGCACACATGGCCGGCATCCTCACCTCGGCCATCCAGGCCGCCGACCGATTGGAACTCGACACGCTCAAAGGCCCGGCGCTCGCCGATATGGACCTTGACCGCATCCGCGATATCAAACGCGACTGCTCGACCTGCATCAACCTGCTCGACCAGCTCGGAAGGGAGCGACGATGAGCGACCGGCAATTCCAGGAATCGAAACACGTCGCCTTGCAACGTCAGGGCTGGCATTGCATGCGTTGCGGACGCAACCTGCACGACCCGACCGTCTGGCCGGGCAGGAGCGGCCACCACCGGCAGTTGCGCCGACGTGCCAACCCGACCATGCGCGACCTGCCGAGCAACATCGTCGAACTGTGCGGTTCCGGCACGACCGGCTGTCATGGTTGGGCGCACGCGCATCCGGCGGAGGCGGAACGGTTCGGCTACATCATCCCGAGCTGGCGTGATCCGCTCAACGCGCCGATACGCGACTGGAACGGCGACTGGTGGTGGCTGTTGGATGACGGCACGGCGCAACGGCTCACGCAAATCGAAATCATCGAATGGCAAAGCGATTGGAAGGAAGAATCATGAGGAAACAGGACAAAGACCGGAATGGGAAGCCGGAGGCGCTCCTGTGGGTCGACGTGGAGACCACTGGAGTGGACCGCGACCTGGACGAACTGCTGGAGGTCGGGATGCGCTGCACGAGCGTGGACGCCACCGAAACGTACGGCACGATCACCCGCCTGGTGAAGCCGCAGTGCCTCACCCTGGACGATTTCACGCCCGTGAGCTTCTCGATGCACTGCGATTCGGGACTCCTGCCCGCATTGTTGGATTCGGAGCCGTCACGGGTCAACCGGAAGGCCGTCACGGACGCGATCCTCGAATTCCTGGACAGCCTCGCGCAACGGTTCACGCTCGTGCCGGCCGGAACGAACGTGGACTTCGACATCGACTTCCTGCGCCGGTTGGATCCGGACATCGTGCGCCGCATGTCCTACCGGAAGCTGGACGTGACCACATTGCGACATCTGGCCGACTGGTTCACGGACGAAACCCCGTACGGCAGGCATTCCAGCCGCCACCGCGTCCGATGGTGCATCGAACGCGACATCAGCGACTACCGCAGCCTGTACAAGGCCATCACCGGAAGGACCATGTGATGATCCGCAAACGAACGTCCTACTCGTGCGTGTGCGACGGCTGCGGCTGCGAACAGTTCGACGATTACTGGAGCGAGGACGCCGCGCTGGCGCAGGCGGAGGACGACGGATGGGATTGCGGCACGGACTCGCAGGGCGACGGGGAGACCTACTGCCCGAATTGCCATCCCGTGTACGTGTGCCACCATTGCGGACTCGAATCCGACTGCAGGGAACCCGGATGGCAGGAGCGTGACGGCCACGTGGACTGCCCCAACCACCTGCACGCCGACTGCCGCGAATGCCGCTGCCACGACATCGGCACCAGATACCGCCTCGAATACCAGGGATGGAGCCACGAACTCGACCTGTGCCCCGACCACAATCCGAAAAGGAACCGTGAATGAGCCCCAAACCCTACGAAAGCCTCGACGTGACGGCCAAGGCCAGCGCGAAAGGCAACTGCATCATCCTGACCATCCGCGAAGGCCATTCCATAGGCCCGTACGCATACCAGCTCACCAGCTACAGGCTCACGCCCGACAAGGCCGAACGTCTCGCCGACATGCTCGACACCGCATTGGACGAAGCCGAAAACAAACGAGAAAGAAACCAACCATGACCAACAGACCAATCCGCATCCACGTGGCGGCACACGCATGACCACCGCCGCGTTGATCATCCTCACCGCAACCATCATCATCGCCTACCTGGGAAGCCTCTAATGAAACGAACAGCCAAACACACCACCGAAACCATCGCCAGCATCCTCGCAGCCATCCTCGCAGCCATCCTCACGACGGCCGCGCTCGCGGGCTGCGGGCCGCGCGGAGAGGGAACCTCCGAACCTGATCCACGGACCAGCACCGCATGCAAGCGCTGGTCTAACACGTCGATGCGAGAATGCGTTGTCGAACTGCAGGATACGCGTCGCGTCACCTGCGTCGACTCGACCGTCGGCATGAGCTGCGACTGGGCGCACGCCGACGGAGCCGACAAGGAGCCGACAAGATGAGCTACAACGTCGTCACCCAGGAAGGCGTCAGAACGTTCGAGGACATCGACGATGCTGGCGACTACGCGCAGGCCGTGTCCTTGAGGACTGGCGAGCCGGTCAAGGTGTTCCATGCCGAGACCGGACTCGTCGCATTCACCGTCCGCCCAACCACGAAGGACACGAAATGAGAATCAATTTCAACAGCAAGGATGGCGTTTTCGCCATCAAAGCCGAAAACGAAGAGGAAAAAACCCGGCTCAAAACGTCGGCGGTCGCCATCTGCAATCTCATCATCGATTTTCTTGACGGTGAAGTCCAAGAAATGAAGGCGGCGAAGGAATGAAACGCATCACACTCAACAAGGAGAAATCATGAAACACGACAACCGAGTACCGGTGAATGGCACGGGCACGTTGGACACAAGCATCTGGACCGGCTACCTCATCCGGCCGAAGGGTGATATGAGACGGTATACATTACGAATGTACGAAACGCTCCAAGAGGCATCGGATGTGGCACAGGAGCGCGCCGACTCCCACCACAGGCCATACGAGGTGCTCGCAACCTGCGATACCTCGCAGCGAATCATTAAGACCATCGAACCAAGGAAAAGCAAATGAAGAAAATACTCGAAAACATGATCATCAAGTGGCATCAGGCCGGTTACGCGCTCGACGAGATCGCGCCACTCGTGCCGCAAGTGCCAAAAGCCGAAATCGCAGCAATCATCCAACAACACCACGAATAACAAGAAACCCGACCTTTCCGGCCGGGCTCCTGACACCACCAGAAGACTACCACGCCGGAGGGAATCGAACAAATGAACGAACAAAACAACGAATCCCAACCAACCACCACCAACACCACAACAAACACCAGCCAAACAACACCAGCGCTCGCCGGCGTGTGCCTCGTCTGCGGCGGGGAGTGCAATCTTCGCAACACGATGTGCGACAAGTGCGAGGCCGTAATGAGAGGATGGCTCCGCGACTATCCGTCACGGATCCAAGCCCTACGTGAGTTCCTGGACAGCACCGCACATTACGGTGGCCATCAGCCCGGCCGGACCAATTTGGCTTCGGCTCCGACGCCGGTCAGGTTGTCTGTGATCGACCATCTGCAGGAGATCGATGATCTGGCCGTCGTTCTTTGGCGGCGGTTGTATGCTCCGCCGGCCATGCCATGGGCCGATAGCAGGATTCATCCGTCCGCATCGAAGTGCCTGAGCGTCTGCGCGGATTGCAATCGTCTTTCACGATTGCCGGACATTGGTCTGATTTGGCGTGACTGGGAGCGGGTGGTGCGCAAGACGATGAGCATCATCGACGTGCCACCATCCAGGCACGGCATCGGCAGGTGCCTGAATCCTCTGTGCGGCGTGGAGCTGAGTGCGGAGGTCGGCGCGGTAAGCGTTGACTGTCCGGTGTGCGGCAACGCTTATCGCGTGGTCGATGTGCGATTGGGTTTCCTGCGGGAGTGCATCGAATCGGGCAGGGCGTTCACGGCGGGGGAGTGTGCTGAGCTGCTGCGTGAATGCGGGTTCCGGTGCAATGCGAATACGATTCGCTCGTGGCGTAAGCGTGGCAGGCTTCAGCCGGCCGGTGAGAACGATAAGGGACGGCCATTGTACAGGCTTTCGGACGTGCATCGGCAGGTGCTGCGGCGCGATTCGATTTGACAAAATCGAAAGTGCAACGCAGAATTGTCAGTGGATTAGAGGGTTCAAACCGAGGTGACTTGGTTTGAACCCTTTTCATATCCGCCATGGATTCTCCTAACTCCCTGGGTTGCAGTCCCGTCCTGTCCGAACGGCATATCGGACACGCTCCGCCCACTCCCGTCAGAGTGGACATACCCCAATGTGGCAGGCAAGCCAATCCCGTGCTTCCGTGATGCGGTGATGCTCAAATCCGCCTGCCGGTATGCCTTCGTAGGAATCAGTGGTAGATCGTACCGGCCGCGAGTCTTTATTGGATTCTCTTCCTTGTGGCCGCGTGTGGACGCGGGTTCGAATCCCGCCGAAGGCACCGACAAATCCATCAGCAAAGGAGCGACAATGGAAGAAACACTCCAAGAGATCGCGCACCAGCTCACTCGCATCGCCGACCAAGGAGAACAGGCGGGCATGCAAATCAGTAGGGGGGACGCCTTGGAAGCGTGGGGCCTGCGGATCTACGAGGACGACTTCCTCAGCGCCTTGACCCGACTCGGAATCGAAGTCACCGACTGATGCCGACACGACCACAAGCACGATGCACCTTCGCAGGATGCAGCCGCAAAGCTACGCATCAAGGACGCTGTGACCAGCACCAACGCAAACCATGGCGGAATCCATCGGCACACACGAGAGCCTTGAGGCAACACCATACCGAATGGACACACGTCAGAGCCGAACGCTTGAAGCTCGAGCCTAATTGCAGACGATGCAACCGCAAGGGAACCAATGTCGATCACATCATCCCAGTCGGCGCAGGTGGAGCATTCCTTGACATCAACAACACACAAACACTCTGTGACCAATGCAAGACCCTTAAAGACCAAGAAGACCGAAGGAACTACCCCGGGATATTCCACTGACGGGTATGGCGTTCCGAAAGTCGAACAAAGGTTCGACTAGGGGCGCCGCCGAAACTCTTTTTCGCGCGTCTCAGTTTTTAGGGGTCAAACCACCATGTGAAGGAGGCTGTCATGGGACTTCGTGGACCGCAGCGGCAGCCCCTCCAGTTGAGGGTCATCAATGGTCGCGGTCCTGATCGTGATGCAGGCGGCAGGAAGATTTCGGAGGACGATGCAGGTTTCGAGCATAAGGCTCCGTCGGTGCCGGCGTGGCTGTGCGGCGAGGCGTTGAACACTTGGCGGCGAATCGTTCCGAAGCTCGCGCGGTTGAAGCTCATCAAGCCGGAGGATCGGGATGCGCTCGTGGCGTATTGCACTGCTGTGGCTTCGATGAGGGCCGCGCAGGAGTGCATCAACGAGGAGGGCGTGCTCATCGAGACGGAGCGTGGTGCTCGCAAGCTCAATCCCGCTTTTACCGTGCTGACCCAATCGCAGAATACGATTCGTGCTTTCGCGCATGAGTTCGGCCTGACTCCGGCGAGCGAATCGAATGTCGCTGGAAAGGCCGAGGAAGATGAAGAATTCAACCCGTTCGCCTGAACTGCCGGACGCTGAGACTCTGGAACGTCTGAAGATCAGTCCCGAGGTCGCTTGGTATTGCTTGGAGCGTGGCATGGACCTGCCGAAGGAATGGCAGGTGCCGAAGATCAAGACACCGGAGCCAAGGAACGTCGATGGCGCAGTGTTCGACCCCGCTCGCGTCGACAAGGTGCTATTGAGCTTCCACACACTCCGTCACACGCAGGGCAAGTGGGCTGGCAAGCCGCTTGACCCTGACCCGTGGCAGCTGGTGTGGATCCTCGCCCCAGTGTTCGGATGGGTGAAGAAGAACGCCGACGGACAGTGGGTGCGCATCATCCGCGATTTGTATGTCGATGTGCCGCGTAAGAACGGAAAGTCGACGCTGTCTGGTGGCATCGCGGTCTATATGCTTGGTGCCGATGGTGAGCCGGGGGCGCAGGTCGTGTGCGCCGCGTCCACCGAACATCAGGCTGGCTTCGTCTTCCAACCGATCAAACAGCTTGTGGAGAAGACGCCGGCTTTGAAGGGTGTGATGACGGCGCATCAGAAGCGTATCGTCCACAATCGCTCCGGCAGTTACATGGAAGTGATTTCCAGTGCCGCCGATGCGGCGCATGGCATGAATCTTCACTGCTTCATCGTCGATGAGCTTCATGTGCATAAGACGCCGGATCTGGTGCGAACATTGGAGACGGGTCGTGGCTCGCGTACCCAGCCTTTGGGTGTGCGCATCACCACGCCTGATGATGGCAAATCGAACACGATTTACGATCAGACGCGCAAATACGTGGAGCAGCTCGCTGCCGGCACTATCAAGGATGACACGTATTACGGCGTGGTCTGGGGTGCCGACGAGACCGATGATCCATTCGCTGTCGAAACGCAGATGAAGGCGAACCCCGGCTACGGCAAGAGCCCGAGCGCCGAATACTTGGCGGCTCAGGCCAATCAGGCGCGGAATTCGCCTGCACAGCTCGCCAGCTACCTTCGACTGCATCTCGGTATCCGCACGAAGCAGTCCGAACGCTTCATCACCCTCGATTCCTGGGACCGCAATGCCGGTGCCATCTACGCTTCGCCCGACCAGATGGCCGAGGCATACAAGGGCCGCGTCTGCTATGGCGGCTGGGATCTCGGCGCGGTGTCCGATCTGACGGCTTGGTCGCTGCTCTTCCCGGATGATTGCGGCGGCTATGACGTGCTGTTGAGATTCTGGGCGCCGGAATCCGACCTGTCGGCATTGGACAAGCGCACGGCGGGCATGGCGTCCGTGTGGGTGCGTGACGGATGGCTGACCTTGACGCCCGGCGACGTGACCGATTACGCATATGTCGAGAAGCGCATCCTGCATGACCTTGACTTTTTCGATGTGCAGACCATCGGCTACGACCCGTGGAACGCCACGCAGGTCGCCAATGACCTGCAGGAGGCCGGGTTGGACGTGGATCGTCTGACCATCGTCCGGCAGGGCACGAAGACTTTGAGCCCGGTGCTCAAGGAGATGCAGCGACTGCTGCTCACCGGCACGAAGGACGCTCCGCTCTTCCGACACCACGGCAACCCCGTATTGCGGTGGAATGTGGACAATCTCGCAGTCAAGACCGACACGAATGGGAACGTCCAGCCGGACAAGCAGAACTCCGGCGACAAGATCGACGGCGTGGCCGCGACCCTGAACGCATTGAGCGAGGCATTGACCCGCCCCGCGCCGGAAAGGAGCATTTATGAGACGGAAAGCCTTTTTGCTTGACCTCCTGCAGTTGATTCTGGAGATTCTCGGACTCGCCTTCATCATCACCGGCTGTTTCCTGGTCTGGATTCCTCTTGGCTGGATTGTTTCCGGTCTTGTGATTCTGAAACTTGCTAAGGCGGTGAGCGAATGAGCCTACTTTTCAAAGGCTCCGGCAGTGTAATCGACTTCGCCGGCAGGAACGTTGCCACGGTGACCGGCCCATGGCCGGTGGTCGACCCTGGAATGCCATTGTCGAGCGGTCCTCGCGCATTCGAGATCTATTCCACGCAGCCGAGCGTCCGCAAGGTTGTGGAATTCGTCGCGCGAAACGTCGCCCGCGTCCATATCCAGGCATTCGAGGGCGAGCCATACGGTAAAAGGAAGATGCTTACGGATGGGCCATTGCATCAGCTGGTCAATCATCCAAATCCAGCGAATGGCACAAGTACATACCGGCTGATTCACGATATCGTTGCCGATCTGATGCTTTTCGACAGATTCCTAGTGGTTTACTCCGATGCAGACGGCACTTTGGAGCGATTGCCGACCTCACAATGGCGGTTCCACAGGCGTCCGGGCATCATTGATGAGGCCGACGGCTTCACCACCACCGACCCGGCGTCAAATCCGGACGGGTACATCCGCTTCGACGATCCGGACACTACGCTCGGATACTTCCGCGACAAGGGTTACGGCAGCTTCGATGGCATCAGTCCGATGCTCACACTGCAACAGACCTTGGATGAACATACCGAGGCCGTAAAATGGCGTCGACAACTGTGGAAGCATGGCCTGCGCATGCCTGGCTACTGGTCGCAGAATCTGGACGAGAAGGCCTTGTCTTCCGATGCGCGACGCAGGTTGCAGACCGAGCTGGCCAATTGGATGGACGGCGGCGGCAAGGAGGGCGAGAGTCCTATCCTGCGCGGCATCGAATATCAGAAGATCGGCACCGAATTCACGCCGAAGGACGCGCAGGAGGTAGAGGGACGCACCTTGAGTGACATCGAGGTGGCGTCCGCCTATCAGGTGCCGCCCGAGATGGTCGGCGCAAGGGAAGGAAAATACGCTTCGCAGCAGGCCTTCCGCGACGCGCTCTACCGTGAGACGTTAGGCCCATTGTTCGAGCAGTTGCAGGGCGCTTTCAACGAGCAGATCTGCAGTAGATTCTTCAAAGGCCAGTTCATCGAATTCAATATCGAATCCGCTTTGCGCGGCAGCTTCATCGACGATGCGCAGGTCACGTCCTCCGCCGTCGGCGGCCCGTGGATGAGCGTCAACGAGGCGAGAGCGGATCATGGTCTCGAGCCGAAGGGCGAGGAATACGACGAGATTTTGACTCAATTGAACACCGTCCGTGGCGGCGGCACTCAGGCGAGCCCTCATGACAGCGGCTCGCAGAATCTTGGAGGTGCAAATGCACAGTAATGACATGCGTCCTCTCTCCGAGAGCCGGAGGAAGACGCTTCTCGCCAAGTCCGAGCCAATGGGCGTGGGCAACGGCCAGTCTTTGGGCGAAGGCAAATTCACCGCGGTCGTATCGACCTTCAATGTGGTCGATTCGCAGGGTGACATGATGCTGCCGCACGCCTTCGATGATTCGATCGCGAATTTCCGCGCCGGCACGACCATCCCGATCCTCTTCAGCCATAATTGGACGGATCCGAACGCGAACGTCGGCGTCATCACCGACATGCGGCAGACCGATACGTGCCTTGAGATTGACGGCCAGCTTGATTTGAGCAGTCCAAACGGCCTGCAGTGCTTCAAGCTTTTGAAGGACGGCCGCGTGCACGAGTTCAGCGTCGGCGGTGAGGCATGGTATGACGACGTGCAAACCGCGCCGGATGGCGATCTCGTCTGGCCCATCACGAAATTCGACCTTTTCGAGGTCAGTCTCTGTCTCAAGGGCGCGAACCCGGAAACGCGACTGGTCAGCACGAAAAGCGAGGACCCGCCGGCCGACACAGTCCAGCAGGACACTGATTCAAACGAAGGCTCCGAACCGAATGGTCCGGGGCCTTTTTCAATGCAGCAATTCGACCGCGACGAGCTCCGAAATATGATCCGCGAGGTCATGAATGAGGAACGGTCGCAGGACACCACCGACGAAGAAGCCGACGAACCAGAGCCAAGCGAAGGCGAACCGGCCGACGTCGAGAACTTGCCCGATTTGACCGCGTGGGCGGCGGAAATGGAAACACAGCTCATCACCGAAGGAGATTCCAACATGAGCATGAAGCAGGAACTGCAGGACACCATCGCCCGCGTGAAGGCGATCGCTAACAAGGCGCAGGGCGAAGGCCGCGAATTCACCGCGGACGAGAACGAGGAGATCATCTCCCTGCGCAAGAAGGCCGATGATCTGAAGGCGAGGATCGACAAGGAGCATGAGGCTTCCGAAGCCTTGAAGAGCATGCTTGCCGCATCCGAGCCGTCCGACGATGTGTCCGGCAAGGCCATCGCCTACAAGACCATCGGCGAGGCATTTGTTCACTCCGACGCCTACCTCGCCTTCAAGAACGCGACTACCCCGGATCGCACGCCGGTGCGCATCGCCAAGACCCGCGTGCGCGTCAAGCAGGATCCTAACCCGCTGTCCACCGCACTGCCGGGCGCCGTGACACCGACCGTGTTGCCGGGCTACACCGACATCACCTATCCGAAGCCGAACATCTTCCTCGACCTCATCACCCGCGGCACCACCAATTCCGCTTACGTGCAGTACCGTCAGCTCATCAGCGTCACCAACAACGCCGCAGCCGTCAAAGAAGGCGCCGCAAAACCGCTGTCCGAGCTGGGCACCCAGATGGCCGAGGCGAAGGAGTGGACCTGCGCCGACGGCATCAAGGTCACCAACCAGGAACTTCATGATGACGGCATCATCAGCTCGCTCATCAACAGCACCTTGACCCGCAACCTGAACGCCTATCTTGAGAAGACCATCCTCAACGGCGATTCCGCAACCGATGTGGCGCAGAAGGGCATCCTGAACACCACCGGCACCCAGCAGGTCGCCTTCGACACCGACGTGTTCGCCACCGTCCGTCACGCCAAGACCGTCCTGTCGAACATCGGAACAACCATTCAGGCCATCGTCCTGAATCCGGAGGACAACGAAGCAATCGACCTCATGCAGGACAAGCAGGGCCGCTACTTCGGACAGGGGCCGTTCTCGGCGGGTCCGAGCACCCTGTGGGGCATCCCGCGCATCGAATCGCAGGCACTTCCGAAGGGAACCGCCGTCATGGGTGAATTCTCCACCGTGCAGCTGCTCAATTACGTGCCGCTGACCATCGAGGCGTTCAACCAGAACGAGGACGACGCGCGCCACAACCTGACCTACGTGCGCGCGGAGGAACGCAACATGCTGTTCATCCGCGAACCGAAGCGCATCGCCGTGGTCAAGCTCTCCGCCACCGATTCCTCCTCCAGCCAAGACCACAAGTGATTCGGAGGTGACCGATGGCAGAGTCGACGCTTGATCCGCTGGCCTCCATCTACGACCTCGCATTGAAGACCGGAGGCAAGGCCGACGACGAGAAACTCAAACTCGCCTTGGACCTTGCCTCCGGCCGATTCCGCGAACAGGCCAACAATCCGATCAGCATGATGACCGAAACCGTCATCCTCGACTCCGACGGGGGCAGGGCTCTCACATTGCCCTGTCTTCCGGTGCGTGAGGTGTCGGAGTTGGTCATCGACGGCCGGCAGGTCACTGATTTCGAATGGTCCACGTCGGGCGCGATACGTCTCGACAGGCCGATTCCGGACAAGTGGCGGAGCGTGCAGATCACGTACCGGCATGGCTACGACCCGGTGCCAAAAGGTATCCAGGATGTCGTGCTCGAACAGGCCGCGACCATCTACCAGACGCTTCCAGGCCTCGTGTCCTACACGACTGGTGCCGAGCAGAGGACCTACTCGAGTGCGCTGACTGTCGGCACGACGGCCCAGTGGGCGGCGATGGTCGCACGATACAAGGTGGACTGACATGGACGGTATCCACGGACATACGCTCACCATCACGACGAAAGTCGTGGACGGCGAGCCGGACGAATTCGGCCAGCAGCAGTATGCGACGCGCAAAACCGTGCTCGATGGATGCAACGTGCAGCCGGTAGCCGTGACCGATATGCCGCTCTTCCAGGACGCGAACCACTTGCCGCAATACAAGTGCTTCAGCCATTCCGGCGATCTCGTCGCGAGCCTGCTCACGGGCGATTCGCGCATCGAATGGAATGGCCGCATTTTCCAGCCTACGTCGGCGGCATTCGACTATGCGACGCCCGACGGCATCGGCAACCACACCGAGTGGTGGATGACGGAGGTGACGTCATGAGCAGGAAATTCATGGTCGATGAGGATTGGATGCGCAAAAACGTATTGTCCAATCCGACCGTCACCTCAGCTTTGAACGCGAAGGCACGTCGGCTCGCTCCGATTGTGAAGCGCATCGCCCTCAAGGAAGGTGATCGGCATTACGCGGAAAGCGTGCGCGTCGTACAGGGCAAACGTCCCGGTACGAAGTCGCCGAGCCACATCCAGAGGCCTTTCGCCCGTGTCGTCGTCGGTGACGAGCAGGCCACGGAGAAGGAGTTCGGAGGCAAGCTGCCGAAGAAGGGCTTCCTGCGCCGCGCGATAGCGGAGATGGGGGACTGACTCATGCTCCTGCAAGGCCAATGGCCTCACCCGCTCCCTTTGCTGATCGCTTGGCTGAAGGACGATGTCGGTATCTCGGCGGTTTCGAAGCTGCCGGATGACATGAAAGACCATCTGCCTTGTGTGATGGTCACGCCGGCGCCCGGCGGAGGTCAGGGTGCCGACTATACGCGCATGCGCAGCGTCGACATCGACGTGTACGCGGCCGACTGGAAGTCGATGGCCGACATCACCGGACGTATCGAAGCTTCCATCTTCAGGCTCGGAGGCCGAGGCAACCGCTACGGCTACGTTGACGCCTCACAAATCACCGAATTCTCTCAAATCGCATACGAGCGTGCCGCCGGCGTGCTTCGCTGCACCGCCACGGCATCTCTCGACATGCGTCCAAAAACCAGTCTCAAATAACGACAACGATTGGAGGAAATGATGGCCGCCATCACCGATGTGCCAAGCATTCTCAATGACAATAACGGAAACGTGCGAAAGTGGGGCACTCAGCTGCTCGCTATCGCCGACTATTCGACCGCGATGCCGGATCCTTTCTTCGACACCGCAACCAACAAACCGAATCAGCTGCCCGAGGGTTTCAAGGTGATGGGCTACATCAGCACTGATGGCGCGAAGATGAGTCGCGGCATCGAATCCGCCGATACCAGGGCGGCGCAGGATCTGGATCCTGTGCGTTCCGACATCACCGGCCGTATCCGCACCCTGCAGCTCACCTTCCTGGAGATGAACGCGTGGGTCAAGGCCTTGGCTCATGGCCTGCCTGTCTCCCAGTGGCCGGCAAACAAGGATGAGGGCTTCGAATTCACCGATGGAAAAACCACGGAATTCCCGTATTATCGTCTGATCTGGATCGGTCAGGACGGTGTGGGTGACGCGGCACATTACCGCATTGAGGCCGGGTATCGCGTCAAGGTCTCGAATCAGGGCGATTCCACCAAGAATCGTTCCGACGCCGAGGGTGAGGACCAGACCTTCACCTTCTTCCAGGATCCGAAGACCGGCAAGGTGTTCTACGAGGGCGAGAAGATCACCAAGGCCGGTGCCGCGCTTCGTGCTGATGTCTCCCAGTCGCAGCCGGTGTCCGATCAGGCAGCGTCCTCCGAGTCACAGCCGGTCGCCGACTGACATTGATTCTTCCCGCACCGGGCTTTTGATTCCTTTCACCGGTGCGGGATTTTCCCTTCTTCTCTCGCCGAAAGGAACACTGATTTTTTTGAAAGGATTGAACAATGACCGACAACAAGAAGCGTAAGGTCCGCAGCCTCAAGGCCGTGAAGGCGAAATATCTTGAATCCCACCCGAAGATTCGGGAGTGGATAGAGTTCACCATCGACGACGAGCCGGATGCGAAGGAATTCCGCATCCACGCTCCAATTTTCCAGTCGAATGAGGAGAAGAAGGCATTCGCGAAGGCGCAGGAGTCCGACGACCAGTTCGACTTGGCGAAAGCGCTGCTCGGCGCCCAGTGGGATGATTTCATCGAGGCCGGCGGACAGATCAGCCTGCTTTTCCTCCTGCTCGACGACGCGGCCGATGAAGTGCATGAGACGGACAGCGAGGGAAACCCTACAACGCTTTAGAGCTCCTTGACGGCGATGGTCACGCGGAGGAATTGGAGGCCGCGTTATGCGCGGTCTACGCGCCGCGTGACCCCATCCAAGAGTTCTGGCAACGCAAGATCAGTCTCCGCGCACTGCATGCGCTGATAATCCACATGCCGCCGGACAACGTCTTCTTTCGTGCTTTGGCTGGTGATGGCTGGAGTGAGTCGGAATGGCTGTTGCACGATTTGGGCGACATGCTCCGTGACATCCAGCTAACCATCACCCAGTGCGCTCCATTTGTGGAGCATCCCCTTGAAGAGGATGACATCAGGCCTCGCACCAAGCCTCCGGCTGTCGTGGCGGCGGAGTCCAAACGCGAACAGTCGTCTGCCGACAGCAAGGCCTTACACGCGCAGGAGCGGAGCGAGCTCATGGCGCTTGTCACGGGCGATCAATCGAAAAACTGAACAGTGAGGTGGTCTCATGGCCGGCACAGCCGCATGGATCGATGTGCTCCCGAATCTGAGCGCTTTCGGCACGAAGCTCAACAGCGGTGTGACGGCCGCGGCCACCTCCGCAGGACGGAATGCCGGCAAGAAATTCTCCGACGCCATGAATCAGGCCGCTGGCCGTGACGTGCTGTCAGAGCAGGTCAAGAGCCTGCAGCAGGCTGAGAAGAAGGCCGCGCAGGCGGTCAGCCAGTGCACGTCGCAGATCGCAAAAGCGCGCGACGAGCAGAAAAGCGCCGACCTGCGCGTACAGGCCGCCGAAGTCAAACTGCAGGAAACCATCGTCAAAAGCGGACAATCCTCCTCACAGGCCATCAACGCCCAAGCACGACTCAACGACGCAAGGAGCAAGGCGAGGCAGAAGACCGAAGCCGTCACATCGGCTGAGGAACAACTCAAAGCCGCCAGCAAAGGCCTGAAAGAGACTCAGACGCAGCTCCACGACGCTCAGACGAATCTGAACGCGAGCACTTCCAAGCAGTCGGGATTTTTCGCGTCCGCCGCGGCATCGGCGCGCAATGCCATCAATTCCTTCCGTAGCATGCAATCAAGCGTCACTACCACTGCCACAAGGGGAGTCGGAGATTCCGAACGCTTCTTCACCGCGTGGGGAGCCGCGAAGTTCGGAGCCATCAGCGGGTTCGCGCAGTCGGCATTCAGCAAAGTCTCAAACATCATCACCAGCAACGTGGAAGGCGCCATCAAACGCGCCGACACGATGAACAACTTCCCCAAAGTCATGAAGAATTTGGGGTACGACTCGAATGACGCTGCCGCAGCCATCAAACGCATCAGCGCCAGCATCGACGGCCTGCCGACCACCACATCAAGCATGATCGGCATGGTCCAGCAGCTTGCTCCGTTGACCAAGAATCTGGACGAGGCCACCAGCATCGCATTGGCGTTCAACAATGCCGTCCTGGCCGGCGGCAAAGACACAGTGCTGCAGGCCAACGCCATCGAACAGTACAACCAGATGTTGAGCGCGAACAAGGTCGATGCCGCCGCATGGCGAAGTGTCGTCAATGCAATGCCTGGCCAGATGAACCAATTGGCCAAGAGCATCCTTGGCGCAAACGCGAAGCAGAACGACCTATATGAGGCGATGAAGGGTGGCAAGGTCACCTTCGAGGACTTCAATAAGGCGCTCGTCAAGCTCAACAAGGACGGCTACGGGCCGTACGCATCATTTACGACGCAGGCAAAAGACGCCACACAGGGCATCGGCACCGCTATGGAGAACGCGAAAAACCGCGTCCAGAAGGCCATCGAGAAGATCATCGAAGCGTTCGGCGTCGACCGCATCAGCAGCGTCATCAACAGCTTTACGGCGAAATTCGGAGATGTCGGCTCGGCTGTGGCCAAGGCGGTCTCCGGATCATTGGAATTTGTCGAGACCGGCAAAGTCAACGAAAAACTGGCCGAATCGTTCCACATCGACAAGAAGTCGTATGCGGGCATCGAAGACGCTTACCAGCGGATTCGGTGGGGGTACAAAGGTCTCACCGATTTCATCAAGACCGGCGAATTCTCATACGAGTTCAACCGTGCCTTCGAGAACGCAGACCGCCAGACACTCATCGACTTCAAAGACAGCCTCCTCGGCATCCGCAACTCCGCCAGCGAGGTGCTGAAGAACCTTCCCGGATTGGGTGAATTTTTCAACACCCCGAAGGATGGCGACAAGTCGAACTTGAACAAGGCCTTGAAAGCCGCCAATGTGGCGCTTGCTGGTCTGAAGCCACTGCTCGACCTGCTCGCATCAATCGAGAAGGCGTGGAACGGTCTGTCCGCTGACCAGCAGGGCACCATCTTCGATACGGCCATCTACCTGTGGTTAGGTAGTAAAGGATTCAAGATACTGAAGAACATCTTCGGTGTCGCCAAGGATATCGGCAAAGGCTTCGGCATCGCCGGAAAAGGCATCAAGACCGCTGGCAACGCGCTGAAATCGTTCGGCAAGTTCCTCGGCGGGCTGAAGGCTCCGAAATGGCTGTCAAAACTTACCGTCGGCAAGGTTGGAATCGCAGCCGGTGGAACCGCAATGCTTTCAGCTGCGAAGAACATCGAAAAAGGCACTCCTAAGTGGGCATGGAGTCAACTGAACAAAATTCCCGGTTTCAGCGAGGGCGACAAGTCATACGCCGACTACCAGAAACGGTACAAGGCCGCACAGGAAAACAACAAGTTCCTCGGAATCAAGAACTCCACATGGGAACACAACCTGAATCCGCTGAACTGGCCATCAATGGCCGTGGGTGCCGCGAAAACCGGAATGAACAAACTCGGAAGCCTTCGAAAGAAAGCCGACGAGCAGGGGTTCGCAGGTAATACCGGTTCCGCGCAAGCTTCGATGAGCTCCGGCCAACGCGATGCCGGAGTCAAGGCTTGGAACGGCATCAAAGGCGCGTTCTCCGAGGCAGGGCAGGCGCAGGCCGACAATACGGCAGCGCAGGTCAAAGCCCAACAGGACACTCTTGCCGGCATCAAGAAGGCATGGGGTGACGCCGGCGATTGGATCAACACCAATTGGTGCGACCTGATGGTCAAGATCCAGTCGAAGTTCGACGGCGCGGCCCAATGGGTCGAGGACCGTTGGGACGGCGTCAAGGACTGGTTTGGAGGAACCGGCCAGAAGATAGGTGACTTCTTCTCCGGAATTCCATCAACGGTCGGAGGCTGGTTCGACCAGGCAGGCCAATGGGTGCAGTCCAAATGGCAGGCGATCGTTGACTGGTTGGGATTGACTCCGACCACGATAATCGACTTCTTCTCCGGAATCCCCGACGCGATTAGCGGTTTCTTCGGTTCCGCTGGCGATTGGATTCAGCAGAAATGGCAGGCGCTGGTCGACTGGCTGGGACTCACCCCGACATCGATAATCGATTTCTTCATCGGAATCCCCGACATGTTCGCCGGCATATTCCAGTCGGCGAAGGACCGTATCACCGGCATCTTCGGAAGCGTCGGCGCATGGTTCGACAACAACGTCAAATCTCCGATATCCAATGCCGTCAACGCCATCGGCCAGACGTTCCAGTCCACCAAGGATTGGATCAAGAGCAGTTGGGACCAGGTCAAGGAGGCCGCTAGGGCTCCGGTGGCCTTCGTCGTTAACACCGTCTACACGAACGGCATCAAAAAGGTCTGGGATTCGGTCGCCGGCGCCGTCGGACTGAAACTCTCCCTGCCCGAGGTGAAGTTCGCCGCAGGCGGCATGGCCGGAGGAATCAACCCCGGCTACGCTCCTGGAGTCGACTCCATTCCGGCCATGACCTCGCCCGGCGAGGCGTGGATGGTGCCGGAATGGACCAAGGCGGTAGGCGCGGAGAACGTCTACCGCTGGAACGCTTTGGCTCGCCACCATGGTGTTCAGGCCGTCCGCGATGACATGGGTCTTGATGGCGTCCAACGCTTCGCCAAAGGTGGCATTGCCTCCAAGATTGGCAAGGCTGCCGGCAAGGCGGTGTCCGGAGCGAAGAAATTCATCGAGGATTTGTCCCAGACAGCTCAGGCCTTTGTGAAGAATCCTGTGGATTGGGTCACGTCGAAGATTCTCACGCCTGTGAAATCGCAGGTGGCGGGAATCAGCGGCGGCCAGTTCGGCCAGATGGTCGGCAGACTGCCGGTGAGTGCCGCTGCGGCGCTTGTCGACAAGGTCAAGTCGATGGCGTCCGACCTGGCATCCAAGTGGACCAGCGACTCCGAGGCGGGCCAATATCATGGTTCGGTCGGTGGCGGCGTGGAACGCTGGAGGAGCCTAGTCCTGCAGGTGCTCAAGGAATTGGGCCAGCCAGCAAGCTGGGCCGACACCGTGCTACGCCGAATGAATCAGGAGTCCGGCGGCAATCCGAACGCCATCAACAATTGGGATTCCAACGCGAAGGCCGGTCACCCGTCGCAGGGCCTGATGCAAACCATTCCGGGCACATTCGCGGCCTATGCGGGGCCGTACCGCTCGCGTGGCATCACCGACCCGCTCGCCAACATCTATGCCGGCTGCAATTACGCGATCCATCGGTATGGGTCGTTGGCCGGAATGAATCGTGCGGGCGGTTACGCGCTCGGCGGCATCGTCGGAGACGATAGGCCGACCCTGTACGATCGCGGCGGCATCCTGCCTCCCGGACGGCATCTCGTGGCCAATGAGACCAAGCAGCCGGAACTTGTCTTGACTCGTGACCAGATCGTCAAGATCTTCGGTGCCGGTAATGCGGACAAGGGCGATCGGACCGTGAATTTCAATGTGAGCATTCCTGAGCGCTCGGACCCGTGGAGCGATGCGAGCATCCTTCTGAGTACCGCTCGTCATCAATTGGGAGGTCACTGATGGACACTTTCTTCGTCGAATTGAGCACGGCTGATGATGTCGTGCGCTTCGAGGGCGAGGGTGATCTCGACTGCCTGTGCATCGCAAAGGGCAGCATCGAGGGCTGGTGGTCGACACCGACACCGAAGGTCATCGTGACCTCCCGCGGGCAGGGTGACGGCGGTCACGATATAGCGGAGGAGGACATCTCCTACGCCAGCCGCACCGTCACCCTGCACTGGAATGCCAACGCTTCCGACAGGCAGTCCTTGCTGGCTTTGACTAATCGTGTCCGTCAGCTCGCGCATCGTCATGTGCGCATGCGTGTGGTCGATGGAGGCGGGGACACCTACTGCGAGCAGGGATACGTCTCGGTGACGCAGGCGTCGGATTATCGTCCGGGCAGTATCGCCGATTCGACCATCACTCTGGTTTTCGAGCGTCCGGAACGCTTGTCATCGACTCCTCAGCGCTATCAGCTGTTGCCGTCGATTGAATCGGACCACGTTGGCCTTTCCTACGGCGATTCCGGCAAGGGCTTGGCCTATCCGCTGTCCTATGGAAAAGCGGCCGTGGATGCGCGTAACGTGTGCACGCTCACAAACAATGGCAGCTCCCGCGCGTATCCCGTTTTCACCGTGCAGGGCCCGTGGCCCAGCGGCGTGCAGCTTACTTTCCCCGGCCTTGGCATGAGTCTGGATTATGCGGAGTCGGTCGGCAACGTTCCGCTTGTCTTGGATTCCCGCTCGCGCACGGCGAGCATCGGCGGCTTGGATGTGAGCAGGAATCTTCGCCAGCGTGGTTTTCCGAACGTCCAGCCGGGCGGCTCGCTGGCGGTGAACCTGCAATCCATCGGCAATGGGTATGTGAGCATCGAATGCCATGACACCTACATGTGATTTAAGGAGAGATTATGACTACCGCTTTGGGCATCGCCCCGGATAGTACAGGCAAGGGAGTGGATCCGCTGACACATCGTCAGGTCATCAAAGCGCATTGGGAGAACACCGGCATCATCTGCGGACTGGATGTTTCGGGCCGCAGCGATCTGCGGTATGACGTCGCGCAGGGTGTGGCCGTCTGCTCCCGTGGCAATGCGGACGGATATACGGAGGCTTATTGGGGTGGCGGTCAGTCACCCGCCGTGGGTGTTGGAGACCCGTCGAATCCACGTATCGACGTCATCTGGCTCAAGGCCAATGACATCAGCCAAGGCGACTCGAACAATGCCGTCGTCTCCGGTGCGACGCAGGGCACGCCGAGCGCGAATCCGGTCGCACCGTCCATTCCGGCCGGATGCACGCGGCTGATGAGCATGAGGATGCCTGCTGGGGCCTCGTCCACTCAATCGGCCACGCCGGTTGACACGCAGGATTACGCCATACCGTATGGCGCGAGTCTTGGCGTGCTCGCGCGAATCGCCGAGAACAAGGATCTTCAGCCATCATCCAATCCCGCGTATACCGCACCATTCCTCATCGGCACTTTCAAAATGCCGACTGACCGCAACCTTTTGCTGACGGTGTATGCGTGCGTTAGCACGCCTGACAAGGATGGCTCCAAGGGTGTCGCCACGGTGCGTTTCATCGTCGACGGGAGACTGTACACCACGAGGAAAATCGAATACACGGATTCTTGGAAGACGCATGAATGCACATGCTCTCTCCAGCTCGCGAAAGGCTCGCATACCATCGGAGTCGCAATGTTCAACGAGCAGGGCGGCGGATATGTGACGCATTACGGCGCGAAGGACAATGGCGACAATTATGTTGGCCGCGTGCTCGTGGTCAAGGACGAGGGGGTGGCCCGGTGACGTGGCGCGCGTGCCTGTGCGATACGATGACGGGATTGCTCGCACAGCAGATCGATATTCCCAGCTTCACATGGTCGATGACGGTATCCGATTCGAGCTTCAGAACGACGAAGAGCAAGGATGTGGGCGAGGACGAGGTGTCCGGCCTGCAATTGCCGTGGAAGCAGATTCCCGGCTCCACGCCGACCGCCCGCGCGGACGCATTGATGTGCGGCAAGCGCGGGCTCGTGCTCTTCTGGTGCAGTGATCTGGACGATGACTCATCGCTCGGCACGCCGATCCTGGGCGGTGTCTTCGGCGTTCGATCAAGCACGCCGAATGACGTGAGCATCCCGCTTGACAGTCTCATGACGGTGCTTGGCGACAGGATCCTCGCGCATGAGCGCGGCTTCGGCACCAATTCCGCGCATACCGCGCCCGACGGCTTTTCTTGGCAGGGATTGTCTTTGCGTGCGATCGCGTGCGAGGTGATCCGCCAGTGCATGAGCGTCAAGCCGGGCGGCATGCTGCCGATCGACCTCCCATGGCTCAATGAGCGTGGCAATCATCAGCGCATGGACTATCAGGATTGGGATGTGCAGAATCAGTCGTGCAAGCAGATCCTGTCGAAGCTCGCGAACGTGATCGGCGGGCCGGACATGCAATTCCGACCCTATCTTTCGGATTCGCAGCATGTGAGGTATCGCTTCGAAGCGGGGTCGGATGGTGACGTCTATCTCGGCCAGAAGACCGTGCACTCATTGTTCTACCATCCGCTCGGCGGCAGCATCGAGGATCTCAAGGTGGACCGTATGGCGCCCACGCAGCGTTTTTACGCCACGGGCGCGGGCAGTGACAAGGCGACCCTGTGCTGTCTGGCCGAGGACCTGACCCTATGCCGCCGCAGCGACCCATGGCCATTGCGCGAGGGGACCTATTCGGATTCGGACGCGAAGAATTGGGACGTCTTGAAATCGCACGCGCAGGCCAAGCTCGCGGCCAATTCCAAGCCCCTCATGCAACTATCCGGCACGATCGACGCGAACGACGTGGACGCTTCCGGCATGCCGTTGCATGCGCTCGGCACCTTCTGGCCCGGCGAAATCTTTGAAATTTCCATCACTGGCTATCCCGACCTTCCGGACGGATTGTACCGTCAGCGGCTCATGAAGATGAGCGGCGACCAGACGGGCAAGGTCACACTCTTGTTTGATATCTGCGAGGACCCCTGCACCTGACGCATGGATCCTCCACGTTCTTTTTGGAGGCCACTCATGGCATCGCATGGAGAGATCAATCCCAGCGACATCGACCTGCTGTTCGGCACGAGCCTCAACGCGTTGGAGGTCGCGACCGGCCTGCTCACCCGCAGGAGCGGCGGAGTGTGGATCGATACCGGCGACGGCGAGGGCATACTCGCCGGAGGGAACGCCTCGGACGGCATCAACCGCGTCGACAAGGACGGCACCCAGCTGCCGCTCGTGGACACGAGCGGAATCGACAAGGCCGCGCGGGACGCGCAGAAAGCCGCCGATGACGCCGCCGCCAAAGCCGACAAGGCGCGCTCTGATCTGCAGGCCGAGGTGGACGCGAACAAGAAGGCCACCGACACGGCGATTGCGGCCGTGGATGCGAAGGCCGACAAGGCGCAGTCTGATCTGGAATCGCAGACGACGGCGCTCAAGGAGGGCATCGCTAAGGTGGACGCGAAGACGGATCAGATCAAGGCCGACGGTGACAAGCTCTCGCAGAGGGTGGATGCCGGCAAGGCCGAGCTCGACAAGAGCGTGGGCGATCTGGACGCGCGCGTGTCAGGCCTGTCCGGCAAAGGCGATCAACTGGCCGGTCGGATCACGGACATCAAGGGCACCGTCGATGGACAGCAGACGCAGCTCAAGGAATTCGACCAGCGGCTGACCGGCGAGATCACCCGTGGCGACACGACGGTCAAAAGCATGACCGAATTGAAACAGACCGTGACCGGCATCTCGTCCACCGTCTCGCAGACCGCGAAGACCGCGTCAGACGCGTTGAGCAAGGCGTCGCGGGTGGAGCAGACCGCGGACGGCATCAGAACCACGCTGAGCGAGGACTACACGAGCACGAAGGACATGGAACTGAAGTATTCCACGAAGACCGAGCTCGAGCAGACCGCCGACGGCCTGCGCTCGTCCATCACGTCCGTGAAAAGCACGGCGGAAGGGGCGGTGGAGAAAGCCAACAGCGCCCAGGAGACCGCCGACGGCGTGAAACGCACGCTCACGTCCGACTACACGAGCGCGAAGGACGCGGATCTGAAGTATTCCACGAAGACCGAATTGGAGGCCACGAGCGAATCATTGTCCTCCTCGCTGTCCTCGGTCAGACGGACCGCCGATGGTGCCGTGACCGCCGCTTCCAAGGCCCAGCAGACCGCCGACGGCGTGAGTCTGGACCTGTCGAAGAACTATCAGTCCAAGGCGCAGGCCGACGCCACGTATGCGACCCGGACGAGCCTGAAGGCCACTTCGGACTCTTTGAGCGCTAGTATTTCGTCGACCGCGAAGACCGCCCAGAGCGCGGTGGACAAGGCCACCAGTCTCGAAGCGAATCTGAACGGGTTCAAAACGACCGTCAGCCAGACGTACACCACCAAGGACGATCTCGACAAGCTGTCTGTCGGCGGGACGAATCTGATAAAGGGGACTTCCGGCAATTGGTCCGATTGGATTGTGATAACACCGAATGCCTCAAACTTCTGCAAGGTCCTTGCCACCGTCGACACTCCCGATGGCCTTGCGGAAGGCGCGGACTACACCACTCAGATCGACATCGAATTTGCGGATGTCGCAAGCACTGGCGGGCATACCGCATTAGCCCTTACACAGGGTACTGTGGATGGATCGTTTAGTCACGTGTTCAACGTGTTCGCCGATTCGCTCCTGACCCGGCAGACACCTGTGAATGCCGTCTATCATCTGTCCCGGACGAACAAAGCTCAAAAATCGAATACCGCAAACCGAAAGTTTCAGCTCGGCATCCGATGCGACTGGTTTGCGTCCGGAAAGTTCAGGTGGCGGCGGATCAAGGCCGAGAAGGGATCCAAGGCCACGGATTGGAGTCCCGCACCGGAAGACCTCCAGCCCGCTGGCGATTATTCGACCAAGTCGGAATTGACGCAGACCGCGGATTCCATCAAGACGCAGGTGGCCGAGGTGTCGAAGACCGCTTCCGGAGCGATGAGCAAGGCCACCACGGTGGAACAGACCGCCAACGGCCTGTCCACCAGGATCACCGCCCAAGGCAAGACGCTGGATGCCACGACAAAGACCGCGAACGAGGCCAAGTCGACCGCTGACAGTAACAAGCAGACCATTTCACAGGTCAAAACAACCGCCGACGGAGCCGTGAGCCGCGTGAGCTCGCTCGAACAGAACCTCGACGGTTTCGAATCCACTGTCGCCAAGACCTACCAGCCCAAGGACGGCATGTCGGCTTACGCCACCACCAGTGCGCTGAAACAGACTTCCGACAGCATCACCGCCCAGGTGGCCGAGGTGTCGAAGACCGCTTCCGGAGCAATGAGCAAGGCCACCACGGTGGAACAGACCGCCAACGGTCTTTCGACCAAGATCACCGAACAGGCCAAGACCCTCGATGCGACTGTCAAGACCGCTAACGAGGCGAAGAGTACTGCCGACTCGAACAAGCAGACCATCTCACAGGTCGCATCTACCGCTGACGGCGCTGTAAGCCGCGTAAGCTCTCTGGAACAGAATCTTAACGGTTTCAAGACCACTGTAAGCCAGACCTATGGCCGTGGTTCGAACCTGTGGGTCAATCCGACGTTCGACCCGGACAAGCCACAGATCACTTCTCTGGTGGATAACGTAACTGCGCCGAATGGGAGCGGAGTGAACCTACTCGCAAGCCGTGACCATTCCAATTCCGCCACCAGTTTTCCTGTGGTACCGGGCCACACATATGTGATCACCGCTCATGCCAAGAAGATCAAGGGCGACATATCACTAAATGCTGGTATCTGGTACACCAAACAGACCAGCGGACACGCCTGGGACAGCATAGTACATACGGAATCGACGTCAAACCTGAGTGACGGATGGATGTCCGCGACATGGCGTTTCACCTGTCCGAACGGCAAATCCAGAGGATGCGTATACTTCCAGATCGACCAGTGGCATGATAGCCTAACGACTCAGTGGTATGTGGCAAACGTCGCATGCGTCGACGTCACCGGCCTTCAACCAGCAGGAGATTACGCCACTAAATCCTATGTCAATCAGAATGCCAAAACCATTGCACTTGGTGTTGTCGAGAACTATAAAGGTTCCGATGGTTCCGGTCTAGCCACGAAATCCGATATCACCGCGAGCAATAAGAGCATCACGAGCACCGTCGCAAGCACTTACGCCACCAAGAGCGGCGTCACACAGGAGATCGGCTCCAAGATCACGCAGAACAACAATTCGTGGGAAGCCAAGTTCTACAGCAAAACCGAGACCGATTCGAAGGTCTCCGCCGTGGCGAAGACGTCCATGACGGGAGTGCGCGTCGAATACGCGTTGTCCACGAGCAGCACGACCGCGCCCACGTCCGGATGGAGCACGACCGCACCGGCATGGCAGTCGGGCAGATACATGTGGCAGCGGACCGTCACCACACTGGGCGACGGCACATCCAAAACGACCGCGGCAACATGCATCACCGGTGCGACCGGTCAGACGGGACCGAAAGGCGCGACCGGCGCCACAGGGCCGCAAGGCCCGCAAGGGGCCACCGGCAAGACCGGCGCCACGGGAGCGGACGGCAAGCGGGGACAGACTGGAGCGACGGGCAATGGTGCTAAGAGCATCACGCCCGAATACTACCTGTCCACCAGCGCGACCACCCAGACGGGCGGCTCGTGGAGCCCGAACATGACATGGTCGAGCGGCAAATACCTATGGACCAGATCCAAATGCGTGTGGACCAACGGCACGACCACCACCACGACACCGGTATTGGCCGACGCGCTCAACAACGCCAACACCACCGCCAGCCAGGCGGCAAGCAAGGCGCAGAACGCGCAGGACAGGGTCGCCGCGTTGGAACCATGCATCCAGATGACGTCGGACGGCGTGCGGGTCGGCAAGAAAACGAACGGCGTGTTCACCGGCCCATCCGCTTTGGTCGGCACCGACGGCGTCTTCCACGTCAAGAACAGGAACCCGGCCAACCAGATAGTGGACGTCGTGCAGGTCGGACAGGACAAGCTGATAATCAAGTCGAAGACCGCACGAAGCTCCGCCGATTTCCTGGACCGTTTCATCATGGGCCCCTTTGGCGATGACCATTTCGCGATCAGGATGGAGCCGGCGCTGGCCGGTGACGGGTCCACCTCGTCCGAGCCGGAACAAGTGTGGCAGACCGGATGGCAGAACATCGCTCCCGGCAAGGGATGCAGTGTGGCCGGCCTCGCGCAATACGGGTATCGCGGCGGCTGCCTGCGGTTCCGCGGACGCGTCAAGACCACGATCGACGGCGACAACAGCCTCTTCGAGAATCCCGGCGTCCTCAGACTGTGGACGTCGAGCCTGAACAGGAACTTCCTGCTGCCCGCCTACCGGAACAACACGCTCGGCTGGACCAACGCGTACATTCCGGCCGGCAGCAGGCAGGTGAGGATCTACGGCGTCTGGGACTGGGTGTCGCTCGACCAATTGAGCATCGCCCAATAATCCACAAACCATCACAACATAAGGAGGACATCATGTCTGACAACAACGAAAACACCACTACTGATGCCGCCGCTGCCGACGTGCAGGACGGCATCCTCGACCTGCGCCCACCCAAGAGCGGCATCGTCTACCAGCTGCTCCGCTTGGGGTTGACATTCGACCACAAGGACGCGGACGGTGAGACATGGTGCGACTATTCACGCGGGGTCACCGCCACCTTCACGTCACGTGACGCGCAGGAGGTGACCATCTCCGACATGGACGCCAAGGCCGACGCCACGGTCTCGGCCACGGAGCTTGCCGCCGTCACCGAGATCAAGACATGGCGCAGCGACGGGGCGCACGACTGATGCCGGTGGAGATCTTCTCAGGCACCGAGTTCTGGACGTCGCTGCTCGTCGCCTTGATCGGAGGCGGGGGAGTGGGCGCCATCATCGGCGCCGTCTCCAGCCGCCGCAAGGACACTGCCGACATCGCCGCCCAGGCGTGCGACATCCTCACCGATTCGGTCATCAACCCGCTGCGCGAGCAGGTGGACGAGCAGGAGGGGCAGATCGAGCATCTGGAAAAGCAGCAGCGTAAGTACTTCGCGCTCACGGCGTACACCCGTTCGCTTTTCCACTGGCTGCAGGAGTTCTGCGAGATCGTCGATCCCGACTTTCTTGAGCGGCATCCGAAACCGCATCTGCCGGACGAATTGCGTGCCGACATCGCGCCGGAGACCTTCTCCCGGCGATAACCATTCCAAGGCCATCTCCTCGGAGGTGGCCTTTGCCATATCTAAGGAGGCAATCATGGCGGAACACGCCAACGAAAAACAAACCACCAACAAAACCACCAATAATCTGCCCGGCCTGACAGCCGAGCGCGTCAAGGCCGGCGTGACCATCGTCGTCACCCTCTACGCTCTGGTCAACGCCGGCCTGAGCCTGGCCGGCATCAATCCGCTGCCATTCACGGACGAGCAGGTGAGCGCTTCGGTTTTCGGAGTCATCGGCATCACGGGCACGATCTACGGCTGGTGGAAGAACCAGAACATCACATCCGCGAGCCTCGCGGGACAGCAGCTCGTGGACGCCCTGAAAAAGGAGGGCATGGTCAACGGCATCAGCGCCGCGAAGAACGCGGCCCTGAGCGCGGCGGCATCCGTGGCCAAGACCACGCCGAAGACCACCGACACCACGGACACGGATCTTGAGCCGGGCGGTGACATCCAGTGA